ATGAACACACAAGTAACAACAGTAACAACAATTAACACTACTGATATAATGAATATCAGTAAAGCATTTTACGAATCGGGAATGTTTACCGACATCAAAAGTGTTGCGCAGGCAATGGTCAAAATATCCGCAGGGCAAGAAATTGGAATACCTCCATTCGCTGCTATGACTGGCATTCACATCATTCAAGGAAAGCCAACAATCGGAGCAGGTCTTATTGCATCGCGTTTAAAAGGTAGTGGTAAGTATGACTATCGTGTTGTTGAGGCATCTGAAAAGGTTTGCTCAATTGATTTCTTTCAAGGTAACACAAAGATTGGTAATAGCACATTCACTATCGAGGATGCAAGAAAAGCACTTACAAAAAATATTGACAAGTTTCCAAAGAATATGTTATTTGCAAGGGCTATAAGCAATGGTGTGAAATGGTATTGCCCCGACATTTTTAGCGGGCCAGTGTATGTGCCTGAAGAAATGCAAGTAGTAACAACTGAAGAAGCTACCCACATTGAAGTTGACACAACTATTGATGAGATTATTAATGACATTCAAGTATGTGTTAGTTTAGATGAATTACAAGCTATTTGGAAAGCAGTTCCTAAAGACATTAAACTTGACTTAAGAGTGTTGGCTGCTAAAGATGATATGAAAGTAAAGTTGACACCGAAAGTAGTTATTAACGCAGCAAACACCGAAGCATAATGAAACTAACAATTTATCAAATCGAACAAAGCTATAATCAATTAGCAGAAGAATTAATCGACAACGGGGGTGAAATAACCCCCGAATTGTCTGAAGCTTTAGCAATCACTGAAGAGCAGTTGCAAAACAAATCTGTTGCCTATTCGTTTGTAATTAAGCAAATGGATGCTGATGTTGACATCATTGATGCTGAAATAAAACGATTGCAGGCAGCAAAGAAACAACGTGAAAAAGCATCGGACTATTTAAAAGATCGCATCAAACACGCTATGGACACATTCCAGATTGAAGAAATCAAAACACCATTGGTCAAGATTAACTTTAGAAAATCTGAAACTGTTGAGGTGGAGAATGTGAACTCACTACCTATGGCATATAAGACTGTGAAAGTTGTTGAAACTGCCGATAAGGTTGCTATAAAGGCAGCATTAAAGGATGGTGTTGAAGTTACTGGTTGCAGCATTGCAACACATCGTAATTTGCAGATTAAGTAATTAATTTATATATTTGCATTGTGGAGTTGCGGCCACTAAAAAAATATTATTAACAAGCCTTTAGGTGAGTAGGGAGCCGCAACCCCGAAAACCAAAGGCTTTATTTATTTTATATGATATCAGTTTTTAAAAGTGCAAAAAGTAACCAATCAGATGCAAGCATTGAAGTAGATGAATATTTTGATGGGATTAAAAATGGTAGATGGCAGGATGAAGTTTTAAACTATCGAGCAGGGCGAACGCAAAAAGAGTTAACTACTTGTGTAACTGCATCAGGTAGTTTTAAAGAACGCGCAGCAAGTAAATTACTTGAACATAGTGGATTTATTTGTTTAGACATTGATGCTAAAGACCAGATTGCTGATGTTGACATTGAACGAATTAAACGAAATGAATACGTTTATGCTGTGCATCGTTCTTTAAGTGGTAATGGTTATGCAGTATTTATTCGAATTGATGGCGCCAGACATTTAGATGCTTTTCTTTCGCTTGAACAATATTTTATGGTGCAGTTTACAATTGTGCTTGATAAAAGTTGTAAGGATACAAGCAGATTAAGATTTGTTTCTTATGATCCTGATATGTACATTAATAAAAAAGCAAAATCATTTAAAACCTATTTAAAGAAAAAAGATAAACCAAAGCCGAAGCCGCCAGTTGTTAAAACTGATTTTGATGAAATGGTTGTTAAGGCAGGGCCAATGAATTTGTTTGATAATTATGAGGATTATATTAGACTTGCATTTGCATTAACAAAAGAGTTTTCAGAAAGCGGCCGCGCTTATTTTCATGCGCTTTGTCAATCTTCACCAAAGTATTTATATAAACAAGCTGAAAGGGATTATAACATTGCACTACAAAGAAGTGAAACTGGTGTAAGCATTGCATCTGTTTATTATATTTTTAAGCAAGCAGGAATAAGCACCACTTCCGAGCGCACTGAAAAAATAAAAAGCATTGTTAAATTACATGATAATCCAAAAGAGGCACTTGAAAAATTAAATATAACTGATGCTGAAGTATTTTTGCAAGTGCAGCCAAGAAATGAAAATACAGAGATTGATTCAATTGTTGAATTGATTAAAATGAATGATGTTAAATTTAATGAAATTACACGAAACTTTGAATTTAATGGCGAGGAAATGACCGACCGAATATTAGCCAATTTTTATACAAAGGTATGGATGAAAATAGATGATAAAATTAGCAAAGATAAAGTGTTTACATTGATACAAAATAAAGATAGTAGCACCTCATATAATCCAATTAGGCAATGGTTTGAAGAAAACGCACATCTCACACCTAATAATGAATTTGATAAATTAAAAGCATGTTTTAAGATTGAACAATTACTTTATGAAAATGATGGAGTTTATATCTTTGACCAATACCTTGATATTTATCTTAAAAAGTGGCTATTAGGTTTAATAGGTTCAGCATTTGGAACTTACTCGCTAATGATTTTAGTAATAGCTGGTGAGCAAGGAATTAAAAAAACAGAATTTTTTAGAAACCTTTTGCCAAAAAAACTACGTAAATTTTATGCTGAATCAAACCTTGACGAGGGCAAAGATTCTGAAATACTAATGACTAAAAAGTGGCTCATAGTTGATGATGAGTTTGGAGGTAAGTCAAAAAAAGATGCCACAAAACTTAAACGAATGAGCAGCCAACAAACATTTTCCATTCGTATGCCATACGGTCGAGTATCTGAAGACTTATTGCGTTTGGCTGTTTTAGGTGGAACATCTAATGATGCTGAAGTAATTAATGACCCTACTGGTAATAGGCGAATTATCCCCATAAATTTGATTAGCTTTGATTTTGAAGCTTACATGGATATTGATAAGGACAAACTATTTATTGAGTTGTACAACGAATGGAAAGCCGACAAAGAGGGATGGTTTTTAGATAAGTTGCAAATCGAATACTTAAACAAAGCCAACGAAAAAAACATCGAAGTAATGAGCGAAGTTGAATTGATAAATAGGCACATCCAAAATGATCCAACTGCGAGAATGACTAACACCGATGTTATACTTGAATTGCAAAAATTACACCCAAGTTTCAAAACAAATACAAAAAGAATGGGGCAGGCTTTAAAAAAATGTGGCTATTTTCAGGAAGTAATTAGAGATGGAACTAAAATTATTAGGTGCTATGAAATAAAAATAAAAGGATCTGTAACAAGTTATAGTGTTAATAATCAAATAGATATTGATTAAATGTTACACGTTACACATAAAAATACGTTTTCACATACACTATATAAATTAATATGTGTGTGTGTGTGCGTGTGTGTGTATGTTTACTATGTTAATTATGTAATATATCTGTAACGTGTAACAAAGTAACTAAAAAGCCTATAAACAGTGATGTTACAGATGTGTAACAGATTTATAAATGTGTAACAAATTAAAAACAATAAAATGGAAGCAAAATTAACAATTATTACTGGCCCTAAAAATAGCGGCAAAACATTAAGAGCAAAAGAAATGGCACTAAAATTTAAAAACGATGAAGTTATTTGGGAACTTCAGCCTATGGAATACGTTAGTAGAATAATGGTATATTGGGCAGAAATAATTAAGCCAAATACAAAAATGATTGTTATTGATGATATTGATGATGAAATATTTTTGTATAATTTAATGCTACTTTATAAATATAAAAATTTAGCTAAAATAAAAGTAAGCATGGTTTTAGTTTGTGAGCGAAATATCAATGAAAATAAATGGGTTAAAAATGCAAGCTCAAATGGAATAGAAGCATGGTGGTTAAACTTAACACCTACAAAATGACAATTTACACAATCCCAGAATTCGAACTTTATTACCACAACCAATACAAACGGTCAAACATGAATCAGGCGTTTTGGCAAACATTACCGATTGAACGATTTAACCTCAACAAAAAGAAAGTGGTTAAGAAGCGAAAAGCGGAGCTTACGACTAATCATTTAGACTTACCGGTAAACAATGTTATCCAGCCAAAAGAAACCAAAGATGCTTTCAACACCAATAAGTTTACTGACCTAATTATTGCCTACCTTAAAGCAGTGCATAGCTGCAATAGTGCAAGGCGCATAAGTAGTGAGGGCCGATATCGAAAAGGCATAGGTTACATTGCTGGTCTTAACAAAGGCATGGAAGACATTCAATGTATATTGAGAGGTAAACTATTTGCCATTGAAATTAAAAGCCCCAGTGACCGAATGGGAGAAGCACAACTTAAACGTAAAGCAGCAATTGAATCCGATGGAGGTTATTACATTGTAGCCACATCGTTTGAGCAGATGCAAACTGAATTGTTAACCTTATTAAAATAATACTTATCTTTGTGCTATGAAAAGTAAACAAACAACAAACATTAAGTCAACAGAGTTAATTGCTGATGACAAGAACTTTAATAAAGGTAGCGAGAATGGCGCAGAAATGATACGCAAATCGTTTCAAAAGTTTGGAAGCGGCAGGTCTATCCTAATTGATAAGAACAATCGTATAATCGCAGGAAACAAGTCAGTTGAGTTTTCTGGCATTGATGACGTGCTAATTGTTGAATCCGATGGAACACAATTAATTGCGGTAAAACGTACAGACATTGATTTGGATTCACCACAAGGCAGAGAGATGGCACTGGCTGATAACGCATCAGCAAAGGCTAACATAGTGTTTGATGCTGAATTGATTGAGGCCGAACTGGGTGAAGCGGTTTGCGTTGAGTGGGGGATTGATGTTGCTACTAAGTTGGAAGCGGTTGAGGATGACTTTGATGTTGATTCTGTTACTGAAACGGATATTGTACTTGGTGATTTGTTTGAGATTGGCGAGCATAGGTTGTTGTGTGGGGATAGTACTGATTCGGATGCGGTGGCGAGGTTGATGGATGGGAATAAGGCCGATATGGTGTTTACTGACCCGCCTTATTTAATGGATTTTACTGGAGGAATACACGCAGACGGCAGCAAAAGTTTTAATGCTAAACATGGAGGAATTAAAAACGATAAAATGTCAAAAGAAGATGGAGATGATTTTTTAGATGCTATCAATGCAAATATTCAATTATTTACTAAAGGCGCTTTTTACATTTGCTTTTATAGATTAAAACTTGGCGATTATTTTGAAAGTTTAAAAAGAACAGGTTTGGAAGTAAGGGCTTTAATTACTTGGAATAAAGGAAATCACACCTTAAGCAATTCTGATTATATGTCAAAGTGTGAGCATATATTTTACGGATGGGTGAACGAACATAATTTTTACGGAGGCAATAATGCTATGGATATTTGGGAAATTCCAAGAACACAAAAAAATGAATTACACCCAACTATGAAACCAATTCCATTATGCGAGAAAGCAATATCAGATGCAAGTAAAATAGATAATAAGGTCTTGGATTTATTTTTAGGAAGTGGAAGTACAATGGTAGCTTCACATCAACTTAAACGCAAATGCTACGGAATGGAATTAGACCCAAAATATTGCCAAGTAATAATAGACAGAATGAAAAAGTTAGACCCAACATTAATAATAAAACGAAATGGCAACACCATCACTTAAACACACAAAATTCATTGAGTTAGTTGCCAATGGCATATCGCAGGATAAAGCCTATATTGAGGCCATTGCACAAAAGAAAGTAAATGGCAATACTGCCAGAAGCAAGGGCTCAATACTTGCTAAAAGGTATGCAAAAGAAATCCAAGAACATAAAGAATTAGTTAAGCAAGCAATTAACAACGCCACATCAACTGCCATTACTGAATTAGCGGAAAAGAATATACTATCAACTGCCGAACGAATGGAGATGTTAAGCAAAATAGCCAAAGGTGAAGTTAAAATTAAGAAACCATTTGTTATTGCTGGTAAGATTATGGAATACCCAAGCGAGCCCGACCACAACGATAGAACTAAAGCCATTGCCGAACTTAACAAGATGGATGGAAGTTATGCAGCAACTAAAACAGATTTGACCACTAATGGCAAAGAAATACGTTCATGGAGCGTGAAATCGAAGTAAATAAATCATACATTCCATTTCTTTCAAATAGGCAACGATATGCAGTTTTGAAAGGCGGTGCAGGATCGGGCAAATCCATAGCTGCAGTTCAAAAAATAATCCTGCGCATCACAACCGAGCAAGGGCATCGCATACTTTGCATTAGAAAGGTAGCAACAACTATTCGTAACAGTGTTTATCAATTGTTTGTCGATAAGCTATTAGAATACGATATATTCAGCGAATTTACGATAAACAAAAGTGAAATGCGCTTCACACACAATCCAACAGGTAACGAAATACTTTGTGCCGGTATGGATGACCCCGAAAAAATTAAATCAATTGCAGGCATCACATCTGTTTGGTGCGAGGAGGCAACCGAGCTTGATGAATTAGATTTCAATCAGTTAGAACTTCGTGTACGAGGCGAAACAAATAACTACAAACAGTTTATAATTACATTCAACCCAATAAGTGAGCAACACTGGATAAAGCGCAGATTTTTTGATGAACCTGATGCCGAAACTATGTTGATGAACACTACGTACAAAGACAATTCGTTTTTAGATGCCGATTACATCCACCATTTAACCGAACGTGTTAAAGCTAACCCAAACTTGCACAAAGTTTATGTGCTTGGAGAATGGGGTAAAGTAGATTTCGGTGGTGAATTTCTTAAATCATGGTCAACTATTAAACACACTGGCATTGTAACCTATGACCCATCGTTGGCCATTTGGCTTTCGTTTGATGAAAACGTAAACCCATATTTTCCTTGCGGCATCTTTCAAATTAGTGATGACAACGAAATCAGATTGATTGACTGCATTGCGCTAAAGAACCCCGACAATACAACCAAAGCAATGGGCAGGGCTATAATGCAACGGCTTCGACATTGGAAGCATAACGGCCATGTTTACGTTTGTGGGGATAGCACATCGCAAAAGGATGACGTTAAACAAGAAAAGGGATTCGACTTATTTCGCTTACTAATCAATGAATTAGATGAAGTTAAACCGATTAGGCGCGTGGCTAAATCAAACCCCAATGTGCGCCCAAGTGCTGACTTCTTTAATGCTATTTTAGGCTATAATGAGCAAGGTATTAGTTTCATAGCTGATGAAAGTTGCAGAGTTGCAATATTAGATTTTGAAAACACAAAGGAGGATAAAAACGGCAAAGTAGATAAGCGCACAGTAACCGATCCTGTCACAAAAATAAGTTACCAGCCATTTGGTCACATTGTTGACTTAACACGTTATTTAATTACATCGGTTTTCGCCTCACAATATGCGCGCTTTCAAACAGGAATTATCAAACCGCTTGTTGTTGTTGGTCGGGATGCTGAATATAAATCAGCAAGTAGATTTTAGTTACATTTTAATCATTTATCAAAATTTTTATTATTATTTTGCATCATGGCACGATTCTTAAAAACCTCCGACTATCTTTCAATTATTCAAACGGTTGACCTCAATCAGATAACCGAGAACACCCCGCAAAATTTGTACGATAGCGAGGTTAAGGCCATAAGTAGAATGCGCACTAAATTGGTGCAGCGTTACATGGTTGACATTGAATTAGGCACAATGGATGCCTATTCAGCAGCAACACATTACCGCACACGCGACAGAGTTATATTAGGCGAAGTAAT